GAATATCAATATTAGATTGAATAGTACTAATATTTGCTGTCATGTTAGCAACATTACCTTGTAATGCTTCGATGAGGGCTAACTCACTATACATACTTTGAGTAGTAAGTATTTCAGTCATGCCAACTGCCGGTGCACCTTCAGCTAATGTACCATTACCAATAAACAAACGCTGTTCGTCGATTGACCAACCCATCTCAGCCGAGCTAAGTTGTGGTAAATTTTCTTGCAGTCCTCTGCGGATTTGTATTTTGGAGATTTGGGTTACAGCCATATTAATATCCTATCTATATTTTATATTTAGCTGAGATTATAATACTGCTCCACTCTTTTCAACCAACGTTCAGTCCACATATCCCATTCAGCGCCTTCAACTGTCCAAGTTTGGTATTGGAAGTCTTGACTGCACATTAGAATAACACCCTGTCGAATGTCTGTTCCGTGAGTTTCGTTATGTGCTAGTCCATAGGCACATAATTGAAGGAAATAGTCCTGAACCCACTCTGTTTTCTTAGGTTTATTAGTCTGTTTGTAGTCTAAAATAGCCGGTTTACCTTTGTGTACACCACAAGCGTCAGTTGTACCAGCATACAGTCCACTAACGTATAAAGGCACTTCAATACCCCATACTTCATCTACATGCACCAATCCTTCCTCTACAATCTTTTGTGCCATTTTATGGCTTTGTATACTGTAGGGATTAGTGCCGGGTTCGCCCATTTGACGATTGTTCTGCACATAGTCTTCTAACCACTTGTGCATACGTGTTCCACGATTAGCGGCTTCTGTAGTGATTTCCTGTGCTTTCTTTTCGCCAACTGACTTCCGCCAGTTTTCTAAGGCTAACTTAGCTTCAGGTGGTTTTGTCTTGTCTAAGATTGTTGTTACTGAAGGAACCTTACTACCATCTGGTAAACTGTAAAGTCTTTTTCCATTCTCGCTCTGGCGATTAATGGGTGTGTAATCATATTTTTGTATAAGCATACTATTAGTATATAAGGTTAATTGTCAAAGGTCAAAGAAAATTGTTGCCTAAATTCTTCAGATCGAATATATTCCGAATTGCGTTGTAATCTAGGTTTAATTTGTGCGTATATCTCATCAAGATCTAATGTCATTAAACGATCAACTTGTGCTATAACTGCTAATAATCGCAATCTATTATCTACTAGAGTATCATAACTATGATCAATAATATCATCAAATGTATCAATGCCGATATCTCGTAAAAATTGTACTGCGCCGGCGGCAGCAACTAATATGAATAATTGCCCAGCAACAATTGGTTTAAATGTTTTTTCACTGAGCATAGAGAATTTTCCATTTATAGTAGTTTCAGTGACTAGATTAATATATGTTTCTAAATATGCTGGATGATCGATAGTTATATCAATCTTAGTATGTTGATCCCTGTCTGTAAATTTAAATTTAGCTGGTAATTGTGCAAATTTATTATTTTCTTCGTCGGTTAATCGGAATTCATTGAAATTATTACACGAAATATTATCATCTCGATTGCCATAACTAAACACCATATCATTAAAATACGGTTTATGTGCAAGTTGTAAATACACCCATTTTCTATGCTGCCAAGGCATGCCGTTTAAGCAACTAAGTTTATATTTTTTAGGCTGTTGAGAAAAATTATAATTTTTAAAATTACCATCTATAGCATGCGGCGCACTTGCCCATACTGTCCAAAACGGAAAAAATTTTATATGTGTATTGGCAGGCGGATGATTACAATAGGTAAATTCTCCCGTTAATAGATAAAATGGTACAGTTAAATTTAATTGTAAAATATTTTGATATAATTGATTAGTATCTGCTACCCATCCCGACGAATCAACAATTATGCAACCAGAATGATTTTCTATAATTTCTCGATCAATTTGTGTAATCTGAAGAATACCAGTAGTAAAATCAAAAATGGGTGTTATCACTAATAGACTATTATCTGGTATATATCGAGTAAGGATGTACTCCACCCACACATCACTGAATTCAGTAATTGTATGGTCATCATTTAATCTGTAAATCATTCTGTAATATGATCACGTTTAATTTCTCTAACCGGGTCATCCAGTAATTCAGCTAGTGTATTTTTAATAGTAACTCTCGTATGTCCGATATCTCTGATATGTAATGCACGTCGACCAATTTCTTCTAAAGGTAAGTTGTCTATACGATTCTTTTTAAAATCATCTTCCAATGACCAAACGTATCTATGATGATCAATTAATTCAATTATAAGTCGGTGTTGTAAATCTAAGCCAATTTCTTGCATTTGTGCCATGTAGAATTCGAGTTCTTCTTGATTAGCACCTTGGGTATATTCATGTTTGACTACAGCAATAGTATATCTATCTACTATTTCGATTGTTGGAAATTTCATAATAATATTTAGTTAATGGCTAGCATATAAATATAATTTTACCGAAGAGCAAAAACAAGCAGTGATAGATAGGGTGACTACTATATAGTCTGTACTGTGATTTGCGAATCGATATGATTTTCGATCCATGCCACAGCATTAGGGAATTTGCTAATCTTATCATAAAACCAATCTTTAGAAGGTCTGTCAGTATCTTGCCATATAAGTGATTGACTGATAGGTACTACTAAATCACTGGATATATTTAAATAATGAACAATTATTTTATCTATAGACATCACATCTTCGAATCGAATCCATTTTACTTCTTCTGTTGTTCTACCGCAGCCGCGACACACTTCGTCAATTAATTGACAAACACCAATACATGGACTTCGACTTCTTTCACTATTGTTTTTTCCTATAATCTTCTATTGCTGATTTAATAGCATCTTCTGCCAGTACACTACAGTGAATCTTTACTGGAGGTAATGCAAGTTCTTCTGCTATTGCTGAATTTTTAATTGCAGATGCTTCATCTAGAGTCATACCTTTAAGCAGTTCTGTTACTAGACTAGAACTAGCAATTGCACTGCCACAACCATAGGTTTTAAACTTTGCATCTATTATTATACCATCTTCTACTTGTATTTGCAACTTCATTACATCACCGCAGGCCGGAGCTCCTACCATGCCGGTGCCAACGTCTGATGCAGCGGCGTCGAGTTTACCAACATTTCTAGGATTTTCGTAGTGATCTAACACAGCAGTTGAATATGCCATAATACTCTCCTATAATAGTATACTAATATACTATACTATTTATAGTGGTAGGTCAATGTGTTTTAGTTATTGTGCTACAGGTGCACCACGTGTTTTAGCGGCACGTTTAGCCATGCTAGTAACATCATCTACTGGTGCTTGGAATGTATTTTGTTCTGCACTATTAGTGTTAGTTGTTGTAGGTTCTTCTTCACTACCTTGTAGCGGAGCAAGAACAACTTGATCTTGATTGAAACTTTTGATTAGATTTTTTACTGCTGGATTGTTTTCATTTGCATCAACTAGTGCATCGTAGCTGAATGTACGATCTGTGTTCAACACTAGATTAATAAGACTTTGTGTGCTGATTGTTGCCGATGCTGATTTGTCTTGCGAACGGTGACGTAATAACTCCAGAGCAGTAACTAGGTTAGACTCTGGAGTGTTTGTTGGGCCGTGAGCAAATTCACGTAAACGCATTAGCGCAATTCTCTACCTAATGTTTCAGTTCCACCAACAGCGGCATCAGTAGCTGCAAAACCATCAGCTGGTTCTTCAGCATCAAAATCGCTTTCTGGTGGTGGAGGTAATTCAGCACCTAGTTCATCACCTGGCAAAGCCATTGGTTGATCAACTGCTTCACCGCTTAATACACGTACACCAGTGTCAACACCTTCACGTGCAGATTGTAAGTTTTGCATTAGTTGATCTAATGTAGCACCAACTGCATTTTTAAATGCATCAGCTTGTTCACTACCAATTTGGTCACGGATGCTGTCAAGTAATTGTGGAAGTTGTTCATTTTGCATTTTACCAACTTTCTCAATGGTGTCCTGAACACTATCAACCATATCTTTGGCAGCTAACAATACTTCTGCATTGCCAACTTCGCCTTCATTTAGTTGTTGATGTTGTTCAGTAAGCCAAGTATTTAGGCCTTCTTGTACAGTTAACAATTCCATATAACGTGGATTTGTTTCCGCAGTGTGAAAATCCGCACTATGACGGATTTTGTTTAGATTCAACGATATTGTTTCACCTAAGCGTTGAGCTTTGGTAATAGACAATTTATCATAATCAATAGCAAAGCCAAAACGGCTTTCTAATACTTTATTAATTTTTTTTGCAGATGTCTGTGACATTTCTGATAGTTTCATGGTTAATTCTTCCTAATGCAATTATTTAATATTATTTATCAAAACAATAGACTTCTTCAATTGTTTCTTTGATTCTTCAATACGTAACATAGTTTCAGTGTATTTATTAGAATATAATGCAATATTCCAGTCATCGTTCTTTTGTTGTGCCTGTTTATAACGATACCTGTATAAGATTGCGTCGAATTCAAGTACACCAATTAAATTATCATTAACTCTTACTTCTTGTGCCAATTCATATTTGTGCTTGTGTAAGGCAATGCAATAAAATATAGCGTCTTTTCTGTTAAAAAAGTCAAATACCTGCTCATTATCTTTAGTTATTCGCCAATTTTTATCCGTAATCTTTACTATTTTATACTTGCCAACAATTAATGTATCTGCACCTAATTGATAGCAGAATGGTAGCGGACCTTTACTATGTTTAGCCAGCTCTGCTTCTGTAAACCTACGTATCTTTTCAACGTCGATCTCAGTCAATACGTTTTTTGTAGTAGATTTTTCCGGCTTCATTTGTTCTTAACAGTACATCTTTGACTGTGAGTTGATTTGCGATCATTTGTTCGCGTTCGTCTAATTGACTTTTAGCAATACTAGCGTCGCCCGTGAACTGTTCTAGTAGTTCGTGTTCTTCGTTTGTGATTGTTAGTAATAGTTTGTTTGTAAGTTCAACAATTTTCATGATGTTATCCTATAAAGTATTTATTACAGGATGGCATTGCAGAGTTTTATTTAAAGATTGAGCGAGCAATAAAACCAATAAGTCCAGCTAATACAACGCCCATCATAGTTGTGAAGATGCTGATGGTTTGTTTGTCGCCACCTGATATTTTATCAGTTAGACTGTTTTTGATGTCAATCAGATGCAGCTCAAGTTTATCCATGCGCTGTTCCAAGTTGTTTAATTTAGTTTCCAAGCTACCGTACCTTACGGCGCATAGTTCGACATGTGCTTCTAAATTTTGCTTCTCGATTTCTGTAGGTTTACTTGCCATTATCGCTCTCTTTTATATAGTAGCGATGCGTATTCGTTGAGCCTAGTTTATGCCTTAATATGTGCCATGATTATTGTTGTTGCATCAACTAATATTTAGTTATACTATGTAGTTTTTAACTGCGTGTTTTAAAATAGATATTTTTATCTACACCGCTGGCGTAGAATAACGGTAGTGGTGGTTTGGCTGTTTCGTCTAATCCAAGTATAATAGGTGCAATTTTAAAATCGTCTTTGAGTATACCATACCTATCATGGTTAAATGCATAGACATCTTCTCGTTCAACCGCAAAGTCAAATGACCAAATTTTATGCAGACCCGTATAGTTAATACCAAATGAATAGTTAGCCACATCATCAGTGACCACAGATAGATAATTAAATTCCATTAACTGTGCTCGCAAACTTAACAACTGGTTTATTGTTTCCCAATTACGTTGTTGATTGCGTTGCTTCTGCTGTTCTGCTGACTGTGTTAGTACATTAGTTTCGGTTATATCTATTAGGGTATATGCGTAATATCGATACAATGTTTCCATAGTAATATTTATAGTCGTAAAAAAAGGCAGTGTAAAAACTGCCTTTTTAAATTACACATTATATTAGAATGTGTATGATGCTACTGTAGTAGTTGCTACTGCCGCTGCTAACAATGTTTCTAACTCGCCTGCTGTTTTGTTTGCACCCGAAATAGCTACACGGAAAGCGTCACCGCCTGGTGTACCTAACAGTTCAATTGAACCCACTGTTTCGATTGCACGTACCAATTTTTCAAAATCACTGTCGATTGCTGAATAATTTGTATGTACACCTGTTAATCCCACAGTGTAAAATGTTAACGGACGACCTGTTACTAATGTTTGGTCCACTGAACCAATTGGGTATGCGCCGCCTTTTGCTCTTGTTAATAATGTTGCCATGTTATTTCTCCTAATTTTTCACGCTAGTTGCGTATAATAGTATTTAGCATAATTTACAAATTGAAGTCACAAAAAAGCACTCCGAAGAGTGCTATTTGTTGTTTAATTATTAATTAAACTGCAACTGCTGCTGCTGTTAAGATAGCAAGTTTAGTTGCTGTAACTGTTGCATTTGAAATATCAACGCCGCCAGTTGAACCGATATCACGGATAGTTGCTTGTAATGTTTGACCATTTGTAGGTGTGTATAAATCACCTTCGATAGCAAACGTTTGTTGTGTGTTAGTATCAGCTAAAGGTCCGATAGCAATAATTGTGTGCAATGTTTGGATTGCATTTAATACCAATTGTTGTGTTTCGCCTGGACCATCTGAACCGTCAACTGCATTGATGTAGTCAACTGTGAAAAAGCTAATATTACGACCTACTTGTTCAACGTTTAACGTTGTTGCTGCTGGATTTACTGCTGCTGGTGTAGCCATGTTATTTCTCCTAAATTTATTTTACGCTTTCGCGCATACTTTTATTTATCATCTGCATAAAAATTCTATGCAATAATGTTTGTTTTTAGGCACGGCGTAATGCGTTAGTTCTGCTGAATTCGAGTCTATCAACTAACTTAATTGCGCCACCGTCGTGTCCTATTGCAACAAACCCCTCTGGAGCAGTTACTTTATAACCGTCGTTAGTCTTTTGAAATGTGCCAATGCTGTCCACCTGTTGTAGTTTACGCATTAGTGCATGTTTAAGTTCGATAACTCGTTTGTACGTAGCAAGTATAATTAATAGGTTGTTAGCGTTATCTGCTACCCATTGTTCTTTTTCTTTAATCTTCACTAGGCGAGCCTGCGCCGCACGACCGGCAATACCACCCGACAAATTCTCAATGTCTTTCATCAATTCGCTGTTATAATAGTCAACAAACTTTTGTAAGAACTGCATTGGTTCGCCTACTTGTGAGCCTTGTCTAACCATTTGATTGATAAATGGCTTTATACTACGTGCAAAGTCTTTATTATTTAGGATAATATCAAAGCGGGCTTGTCCAATCTTTTCTATTGTCGCCTGTGTAGCAGCAATTTGTTTTTGTATACTGGTATTTTCACTCGGTGTTAAACTAGCAACTCCGGTGTAATCTTTATACGTTGCATCATCGAACCACACTGCGGAGGTTTGATTTAATCCAGTTACATTAACTCCGTAATTTGCAGTCATTGATTCTAATGAATCGCCTTCGTAGCTAGTGTGGAATATAATGCCAAGTTTGGCTTTTGCAATACGTTGCCCCAATTGACTATTAACTGGTACTGCATAGGTAATTGTATTTGGAGTAAACACATAACAATCTTCATTGTTGATAGCTACTATGCTTACATCGCCTTCTGTAAACATCAGATCGCCTTGTACCACACCGCCAATACCTAACTTACTTAGATATTTTAATGATGCTAGTAGTTTAGCCGCAAGCTCTGGTTGTGCGCTGTACCAGTTGTCAATGTCTGCAGCTTTTTTACAACGTTTTGGTTCACCTTTGGCAAACACCGATTTAGTACCAACAAAGAATTTACTATCGCTAGGATCAATACCGCAGATGATTGCCGGACTGCCGTCCCATTTAACTGTTAGTTGTGTTGTGGTACCTGTGCCTTCTGCTAACATCACACGTAGACTTTCTACATAATCCAATGCCGCATGCGCACCTGCATAGCCACTGTTAAAGATTAAATCTTCCAAGTGGTCAAGATGCGGATTTACTGCTTTTGCTCCTGCGGCTTCAGCAAGTAACCATTGCGGTGTTTGTTTTTTAATTTCAAATAACTTCATTTCGCTAATACCCACCCGTTAGCTATCCAATCTTGAGCATATTTCTGATGTACTAAGCGATACGGAGATTCTTTGCCGGGTTGAATTGATGGTGGAATTTTAAGCTTCACCCATCCAGATGGCGCCGGTGTATTTGCATCTGTAGTATGTACTTCTTCATCCCAGTCAAATTTTCCTGCTGCAGGTTGATTAGGGTTAGTTGCCGGTGCAGTTTTAGGTTTAGTTGCCTGTGCAGTTTTAAGTTTATCAATAATTGCTTTATCACCGGGCTTAGTAGGATCTAATTGTTGTCCGCCTATACTGTATGGCTCATCGGTTGTGGGTGTTGTTTGGGGCGCAGTAGTCGGCGTGTTACTTGCTGTTACTGTTACTCCTTGTTGCTTTAATTCTTGTGCAACATTGTTAATTGCTTCTCTACGTCTTGTCGGATCTGCATATTCGCCTTGTTTTGGAATACGTTTTCCTATATCAGTCATTGATATAGATCCTTGGCGATCCGCTTGTTGTTTTATTACAGCGATAAATCTTGCTCGTTTTGCCTCAGCAGCGGCTGTTTTTGCATCTAACTTTCTCTGAGCATCAAGGTTTCCAATTTTCTTTGTTTGTCGAACACCAGGAGCAAAGGCATTTGCATTTGCGTATGCGTCTACAGCATCGGCACCTTGTGCCATACCTGCTCCTCTAAGGAATGATCCTAGCGCACTATTACTGCGGCTAGAAGGTGTAGTTCCTTTTAATTTCACTGACCTTGCTTCAGCTAATATTTCGTTAATTTTCATCGTCTTTCATTTTCCTGATGCCGCGGCTAAATTTTGCTGGGTCTTGTCCTTTAATTGCATTAAGTAGACGTCGCTCTAATTCGCCAGCTTGCTCGGCATCATAGTTTTCACGGATGTGATTGATGAGGTTAATAGCACTATTAATAATGTTATTAGCTCTGCTTTCAATCAGATTTGTTTTATCCTTGTGTCTGAGCAGTTGATCAAGTTCAAACAGTATATTTTTTGTATTCTTCTGCAAGATCGATCCTTAATGTATCGTTATTAGTGTATTTATTAAAGATATTTGAAAGATGTTTGATTGATTATTTCATATTCGGCTTCGTTAAATCTATCAACGGCCCACGTATTGCTATCACTATACAGCCACGGATTGTTTTGTTGCCAGACAGCAAAATGTTCTTTATTTAGGTTATGTTTGGAAATAAATTCGCCTGATACTATATCGGCAAATTCAACATTAGTGCATTGTGGGTGTGATTCAAATGTTTCAAATACATTTTTTGCTAGGCAACGAACTTTGTCAATTTGGTCTAGGTTAGATGTTTCTTGCCAATCTGATTCGGCTAGCTTAAACCATCCGTTATAATATCGCAACCATCTATATAGTTTACTTTCACGAGATTCAGTGGTAATGGCAATAACAGTTTCAAATGGCGCTAAGGAAATTGCACTAGGATGATAATGAGTTCCTATCCATCGATTCTGATTAGTGCGAGATAATAGCTGAGTCAGCCTACGATTCCAGGAAGGTTCATCTACAGTACGTGAAATTGTCGGGCTATCAGTTATCTTTAATAAAGAATGTTCTGCACCAGTACATTTATAACCATCCATACTGGGAGTTTTATTATTTAATAAATCACACAGGATGCCGCCACCAGTGTTATTTGAAAAACAAACTAGATTCATTCGCCGCTATTCTTTAGGCCAGCCAACATACTCTTAAGTTTGCTACTGTCAACTGTGGCATTAATCTTTGGTGCATTCATAATTTCACCAGTTTCTTTATTAACGGTTGATGTAGATTTAATATTGTTTAATACATTGTTAATATTACGACTAGCACCATTACCATCGCCTGCGGATTCTTCGCCCTCGTCTGTGATGCGCATAGTTTCAATATTATAAGTTAAATCTACTTTGTGCCCTACACCAGTTGAACTACGCGACTTCATACATTGTAATTGATATCTGCCACGTTCTTTCATAGCACGACTTGTAAAGATACCAAACACGTTATCTGCTGTATTGATCTTAGATATACCACCAGCAATATGGCTATGGTCAAATTCAATTTCTTCTACAGCACTACGATTCAACTGCGAAGCTGTTACCAACAATACATTAAGTTCTTTAGCCAAGTTACGCAGTTCTTCTGCTACATATTTGTCTTTGATAAACTGGTCATTTGGATTAACTTTAATAGATACTGGCATTACCAAATCTAAATAGTCTACCATAACAAAGTCAACTTTAATACCAGTTTGTATCTGCACTTCTTTTAAATAACTGCGTATGTCGTTTACATTACTCTGTGCTGGGAATCCTTTAACACGATATTGTCCAGATTTCTTACCAACCATCTTAACTTTAAGTTCAGTTGTTTCGATATCCTTACGGATATCTTTTGTACTCATACCAGTAAGCATAGCATCTGTACGCAGACTACATAGTTCTTCGCTCAACTCTAATGTTACATACACACCACTTAGCCCAGCTTGTAACCAACTAAGTGCAATGTTCATCATAACTAACGATTTACCTGAACCAGACCCGCCTGCAAAGATGTTAAGTTCTCCACGACTAAAGCCACCATAAAGTATCTTATCCATTTGTGGCCAACCAGTACTTACCTGTCCACCACTGTTAAAATATCGGTCGATACGAGCTCTAGGATCTTCAAAGTATTGTATACCCATGTCTTTAGTTAAACTTATCTGTACTGCATCTTTGATAAGTTTTTCAACAGGATCATACTCGCCCTTTTCCAACATGTCTGCTGCCGCTAGAATAGCACGTTCAAGTTCATTACGTTTAGTAAATCCCTCAAACTCTGTCATAAACCAACTATAGTGATCTTCTGTTAGGTCGGGTACATTTTTAAGTGTAACTGTAGTCACTGCCTGCACTTGGTCAATAGTGGGCAATGTTCTATATTCGTCACTGTGCTGTTTAATAAATTTAGCAGCTTCACGTAAACTTCTATCAAAGTTTTCGGGATTATAAATGTTCTGCACCCGCACATAACTCTGCGGATCTTGTAACATCATTTCTAAAAATAACCTTTGTAGGTCTGCTGAATATTCTTTGCTCATAGTTTTGGACAGTTAAAAGTGCAATAATTAAGTTTAGCATCTTCTACAGAATTGTAAAAGTCTTTTGATTGATTTGATGCTAATATTTCGCTAATGGTAGTAGTACTTATATTGTATTTCGATCGATTCTTATAAAATTCACTCTTGTAGTAGAATCTATGATCTCCTACAAAACAACAGGGCATGTAATAGCCGTCGGCCGATATGTAATGTTGATTGTTTAAATTTTTACATTTAGCATCAACATCACTAACTCGATCCTGTGCTGGTGTATTCTTCCATGTGACTATTGCTGTGGTTCTATCCCCGGCATAGTTAGTTGATTGTAAGTTATCGTTTTCGTCCCATCGATCGCTAGGTAATATTAAAAATTCATCGACTCCCATAGTTTGAGATAATTGCCGAGCAGACTCGATAGTATCTTCATTGAATGAAAATGGTATGTATTGCCATACAGTCTTAATGTCAGTTTTTGTTAATACTTCTATGCCAAGTTTAATAGAAGGCCAATCTGCATTAATTCTATATTGGGTAAAGTTATCAGGTATGCCGTCAATTCCGAATATCACTGTATCTTTATAGTCTATTAGATCAGCTAGCTGTCGCCACCAATCCCAGGATTTATAACTGCCATTGGTAGATATCGTAACATTTGCACCTGCACCTTTAAAATATGCAATCATCTCAAACAACTGTGGATAATATATAGGGTCTCCATAATTACCACAAAGAGCTATGTCTTTATTTGTAAGGTCGATATCTAAGAATTGTTTTAAATGTGTTAGATTTAAATTTTTATTGGTCCACTGCGAAGGGAATCGCTCAATAAAGTTTGTACGTGCGCATCGTGGACACTTTAATGTACACATGTTTGTTGGCTCGATATGAAATCCTGCGATCTGATTAAGCATATCTTCTCTTACGCAATAATTCAATTTTCAACTTACTTGATTCTTTACTATCAATAATACTTTTAAGCACAAACAGTTTACCGTACTTAACTACTGCGTCACTGATATCTTTACAGTCAGCGTCTTCTTGCCAAACTGGAAAGCTAACACTCCAACCATACTTAACAGCCGCATCAACAAGTTTAACACCACTCTTATCTGCGTCGGCGACTACTATAACTTCACGTCCCAGTGCGTCAATAATGTCTGCTTGTTGTTCTGCAACTTCATTACCCAGTACTGCTACACCATCTACGGCCATAGCATCAAACGGTCCTTCACAGACAATAACAAACTTACTGTCGCGTTTTTGATTATTGGTATTAAACACAAAGTTAGGCTCATAGTGACTGTAGTACTTGGGTTTGACTCCATCAGTAAATGCACGACTAGTATAACCAATGGTGTTACCTTCCCAAATCATAGGAATGATCACACGCTGATGTAGGCTGTGTTCTGTACTGTCAGTCCAATAAAAGTCATACTTGGTATGATCAATCTTACGAGCCTTGATGTAGTCAACTGCTGAATTTAGCAGTGTAGGAACATTATTAAAGTCATCTAATATGTGATGTGTAAGTAGCTGTTGAAAACTAAGCGCATCTTTGGGTAGTTCACGAACCTTAAACTCAATCTTTTCTTCTGGTTCGTCTTTAACCTGCTCTGGTGCTACTAGGTCTTTGATACGAATAGCTTCAATTACCAATCGTTTAACATCGCTATCACCTGCGCCCATCCAGGATAATAGTTTGCGAAACTTAAATGTTAAGTGCCTGCCTGGTTGATACGATGCTTTGAAGTTACAGTTAAAACAGTGATACGACACACTACCATCTGCATTAGCTGTTAAGCCACCGCGACCTCTAGTATCTGCCGAGTCACCGTTGTGTATACAGCAAGGTGCATTAAAGCTAATCCAACCGCTAGGAGTTGTTTTACGCTTTGCAGGTAAAATACTTTTAATGAAATCAGAGATGATGTTCAGCATATACTATATTATATGCTAGTTGTTACTGCGAGTCAAGTATTTTGATTAATAAACGTTTGAGATAACTTGCATTTGTCCAACCGCACCCCAATTGTCATCAGTGTATGCAGGTAGTGTTAAGTTACCCACAGCCGTACCGCTATAGCTTACAGTATAATTATAGTATTCTTGTGTTAGGTTTGCGATGTTTGCTTGGGCCAACGTAACCGTACCAACCGCAGTAGTTACATTTGAAATATTAGCAGTAGTTGACCATACTGTTGCATTGCCATCAGTCAGCGCAAACGTAAAAGATCTACTTACAACATTAGCAGGCTTTTGGTCATTATTTCTAAATTGAATTGTGATAATATTGTCGATATTCTTATAAACTTTCACTGGTCTGCTATACACGATTCTATTCCTTGTTTTAATTGTGGGATCTGTGTCCAGAACTTGAACCTCTATAATATTTTCATATAAATAACTTGTGATGAGTGGCACTGTGTTTTATCCCTTATCACATATTTATACGGATTCTAATGGAAGACAGTCACAAGGTTTTACTTGATCAATATCCCTTCCTATCGTTCATAACGTATGGGGGAAATGATTATATTGGCATTGTTCAAAATGCAGATGAATTCATCACCACTATATATGACTTTGCTGCATTGCGTACATTAGAGCAAAAAACAGTGTTTTTAGCTATGGCAGATCAGTGGTGGTGGGAAAGTAACAGGCTTATACCCATTAACGTGTTTTTAAAGCAGGATTGGACAGAGTTTAGAGTTTGTTTAAAAACATTCAACAGCAAAGATGTTGTAATACAACACGGGCCGTATGTAAGTCTTAGAGAAATTGCGTCGAAAAGAAGTAAACGCAGAAGTATTACGTTAGTAAGACGTATCCAGTAAGTTCATATTAACAACAACTAATTGCGCATAGCTGATAGCATGCGCTTTCTTAAAGTAATAAGTATCATCCGTAGGTTTATCCCACACAGTCATCGCTACTTCTTTCCAGGTCTTGCCAGCTAGATTACGTTTAGCTGGACGAATAATAGCTAGGAACATAGCCAGTCTAGGAATAGTATCTACAGGTTCAGGCATCTGTAATAACAAATCATAGTGCCCATTAACATGCATTAGTTTTGCACAAACTTCTGGGTCATATAACTTTGTCCAGTCCGGTTCCTGCATAAGCTCAACTAAATGTTCTTCGTCCTTAACCTGCTTATACAAATTGACATTTAAAAAGTCTAGTTTAACATAGCCTCTATCTTCAGCTAGGTCATAATCTAAACTTGCTTGCCCAGTAAATGGATCCATAGGAACATCAGTAGCATACACACCTGTGTTGTGACGCACTAGTTTACCATCACGTAATATACTAGCAGGAGTAACGTCAAGTAAACTAATTATCTGCTCTCTTGAAGCAAAATCGATGTCAATATCCGAAGCAAATTTAATTGTCATAGTCCAGCGGCCGTTAATATTTGTCTAGTCCATTCAGTATCAGCTAGGTAATCTTTAAACTTACGTTGCCAATACTCTGGATCAATCATTGAGATTATTTGTGCAATTTGCTCTTCGCCCAATGTATCCAAGAATGCAATGCCCGAATCGCAGTTAAACACAATCCAAGGACTAATACGCCCATTTGCAATATGATGACAAACACGGTTTGCGTTAGCCAGTCTAAAATAGTCTGTAAACCCGTTTGGAAATAATTCCGTATTTTCATCCACATAATTCTGCATCTCCGTTAGTGCTCGTTCAAGTGCATCTTGTACTGCTTCTTTGCGCATGTATTGATGCAAGTATTCTAAGTATATTACTTCATGTGTCCAGTTGTCAATCTTCTTGTTCTGTTTAATTACATATTCAATAAATGCTTTTGGGTTTACTGCACGTATACCAATAATATGTCTGCCGAACTTAACAAACGCTGTGTAGTATGGACTTGTAACAAAGTCAGCATAGCTCTTTAGTTTAGCCGAACCTTGCGTTAGCTCAAAGAAACGTAGATATGCTTGTAAGCCGAACTGCACCCCAACTTCTTTTTCTTGTTGCCAACGACGCTTGGGTTCACACAGATGCGCAGCCAGAGTACTTTCTTTACGAAATTCCTTTGAACAATATTTACAGGTATATGTTGGTGTAGCTTCTATGTTAGTTTTACCTTCATTCCAAGCTGATACTATGTCGTTGATCATTCCAACTCTTTCTTAATGGTCTTATCATCCATGCCTAACTTCTGTCCGAGTAATTTAAGACTTTTAGTATCGTTAATTGCTACAAGTACATCAAGTTCATCTTGACGTAAATTAGGATACAATTTAGCAAGAAACTTCGATGCTTTACTATTGCCTTCTTTCTTCTTTGTACCTAACCAGTAATGACTTTGTGCGCCCATGCCTGGACTGACAGTTGTACATGATAACCATTGTAGTTTTGGATGTTTGTTTAGGTCAAAGAAGTTTTTGTTTACACGTTCGTTTACTGCCAATAGATAATATGCCTGTAGGTCACTTGACCCTGTGACGCTAGCACCATAGCGTAGCATTAGATAGGTACTGAACTTCTTACGATCTTCGTCAGTGAAATTATCATAGTAAGCACGATCTTTGCGATCATATGCTCTCATTTCATCATTTATTTGTAAACTACTGCTCATCATTTACCTTTGCGCAAATAACTAAGAATTCCAGTTATGCTTTGTTGCATGTTATTGTATTTGTACTTAAGACTTTCTAATTCTTCGGCTTGTCTATGTATTTGTAGTTGCAAATTTAGAATAACATCTTTTTGTTCTCTGATAACTTTATCATGCGACAGCAGGTTAGGGCGCGGTGGGGCATTCGGATCTACTGCTCGCTTTTTCTTTGCTTTAAATTGGGCTGGGTTATAGGCCATCTTTATATTCCTTGCTTAACTTATATATCATTATAGCATGATCAAGAGCGGCTTGTAAAGAGGTATTTGTCTTAGCCACGCGGCGCATCTCGCCCCACAGTTTATCTTCTTTTACTTGTTCTATTAGAGGTAAGTTTGTTGATATGATGCCTTCATACATCATGTCGTCAGTAATTAATGCAGGATTAATTTTTACTTC